CTAACTGTTCTTCTGGAGATAACTTATCAAACTCTGCTTGGGTTACATATCTTTCTGCTTCCGCATCTCTCATGCGATCAGTGTTGGCAGCATAAAATCCTCTTACAGACTGATCATAAGTCTCTTTTGCTTGTCTAGCAAGTTGTTCAGGAAAAACTACTGACCGATCATAAAGTTGTGTTGCACTAGACAACGCTTGATTGTAAAGTCCTGCTGCTTGTTGCTCTAAAGATTGAGCAAGACCAACAGCTCCTGCTACAATTCCTTCAAGTGTATAATTATCCTCTCTTCTCTGTTTGGTATTTTTATTTACTGCTTCAGTATTGTTGTCAATTTTTATTCCTAGTGCTTCTAGTGCTCCTTTAGTATTACCAAGAGCTAACTGATTAAGGAGACTTTTATCTCCGGAGATATAACGTTCTTTAAAGTCATTCGCATGTTCTGCAAACGTTGGTCCACCACCAATCGGTCCTCCATCCCTAAATGCAGGAAGAACAAATCCACCACCAGATGCTGTTTGAACTCTGGCAAGTTTTGGTTTGTTTGCGTTTGCTCCACCATACTTTCTATTAAGTCCTAAGAAATAATCTGCACCAACAGCATCGACTGTCTTTTTATTGATTACAACTTCTCCAGGTTGTGCAGCAATCAGTTGAGTATCAACACCTGCACCAGTAACATCCGTTCCACTATTACCGGTTATCTTATTGGAACTTCTAATTGCTCCACCAAATCTTTTTACTTCACCAAAGAATCCATATTTTTTTTCTTGACCAGTCTCAAGTCTTTGGGATTGCTCTTCTCTTTCTTGTCCTGCACCTGTAAGGAAATCAAAGAAACCTCCTTGTTGATTTCTAATATTTTCTGCTGCTTTGTCTTTCCCTACCCTATTTGCAAGTTCATCTGCTTGTTTGTCTGCATCATCTTTCACTGTTCCTGGGAACATTTGAGGTATTATTGCACCTGCTCCAAAAAGCAATGCACCAACCTTTGCCCATCCTGGCAACAAACCAATTAATTTTGAAGCACCTTTAACTAGGGTAAAGGTTAATCTAGTTACAAACCTACCAATGCTAGTTCCAAATAATAAAAATCCTGATATAAGTGCTGGGGCAAAATCAGTAAAGAATCTGATAACTGAATCAAGTTTCTTTTGGTTTTCTGGTTTTCCAAACCAATCAAAAAGTTTATAAAGAAATCTTCCAATTAAAATATTAACAAAGAAATCTAGTAACTCACCAAGAATACCTTTTACAGGAGCAACTACTTTCTCTGCTACTTTTTTTAAACCTTTAAATCCTTTTTCTAAGTTACTTTCTTGTACCTTTCTTCTATCTCTTTCTGCTTGTTTTCTATCATAACTTGTAGATTTTTTCTTCAAGTTATATTGTTTTTTTAAAATTTTTGCAATGTTATCAACACTCTTTGCAATACCTACCAGAAGTGACTGCTGTTTTGCTGCTGTTGTAGCTACAGCTTTTGTTGCTTTATCTGGTTTTTCTTTTGCTTGTCTCTGTGGTTTCTGATATTCTACAAGAGAAGTTGTTGGTCTTGAAGGAGGCAATGCCTTTTGTCTACCAGCAGTTGCTGTTCCTTTTTTAAATGAACTTGCAGACACTGTTGTTCTTTTTGCTTTAAACTTTGCGTCTGCTGCCTTTCTTTTTGATCTTACCTTTATTACTTCTTGAGAAAGTATTCTTAAACGAGCATCTCCTTTACCTTTTGTCAGGAATGTTATCGTTGCAATACCTTCCTTCAGGGCATTAAGATAATCTTTCTCACTAGAAATGTTATCTAGGTCTATACCTAACTCTAAGAGTATTTCTATCGGATCGGTACTAGTCCTAGATGCCATGCTTCTGTTGATGTCTTAATTTTTCTTCTTCAAGATGCTGTTGTAATAGTGCTACATAAATGTCCCGTTCCCACGGAATCATATTTTCAATCTCAGTTAATGAATATTTATGGTACTGCATCAACGAAAAATTAAGACGGTAATAACCCTCAAGATTCATGTGAATGAGGGCTACGCGAAAAAACTTGCGAGTCCCTCCAGCACAACTTCACTTTCAACTTTAGTATTTGGATTAGTTACTTTGATGGTATGGGAAAGTTTGGGCATTGTTTCAAAGAACTTCTCAATACCTTTGAACTGAGAAGAGTTCATTGATTCAAGAAACTCTGTAACTTCTTTCTTTGTGCAATCTGCTGCTGCCCAAACTTCTTCTCCACTACAAATAGAATCAATACAAGATGCAATCAAATCAAAAGATTGATCCATTGCATTTTGATCTTTAAATTCAAAGTTACTCTTAATAAACTGTTCAAGTGAAGGGTATTTCATGACCATCATAATATTATCATCAATCTTTACTTGATTAGTATGATCATCATCCTTCTGAACTTTGATCGAATCAATATCAATTTCTGCAACTACCTCTGTTATTTCATCATCAGGACAAATAATGTTTACCTGAATACTTTCACCAACAGACTTTCCACGAATGTTGAGGAACAAATATTCAATATCAAAAGTGGGAAGTGCTTCTACTTTAATACCTTTTGTGAGAATGCAGTTTTTAATAACTGATTTAATAGCATTTGTGATTTGCTTTGTTTCTTCACTTTCTAAAGCAATCACAAGAACCTTTTCTTCTTTTACAAGAAAAGGTCTATATTTAATCGTCTCTCCTGTCGATGGCAACTCAAGTTCATAAGTTGGTGCAACAATTTTTGGTAAAGGCATAATGTCCTATAGATGTTTCAGTGAGATTATTTATACTGAGTAGACGGAAGAATAAGTGTCCACCATCCTCAACAGACCAAGCAATCATGAAGTATAATTGTAGAGTAAAACAAATCCATAATGAAAAAACTTTTCTTTTTTCTCGTTCTTCTTCAGGGTCTTGCATTCTCTGTTTATTTTGGAGCATGGTCCGTTAAAGATTACCTTGCTCTAGAACAAGCCGTTGCTGTTGGATCGCAACATGCAGAACAAAGACATAGGATTAATGTTGGTTTTGAAGGAGTATGGTATCTCCTCTCAAACATGCTTGTGATTTCAGCAGTCAATGGACTTTCTTCCAAATCTTCTAAAAAATACAAAATCAAGCGAACTTTTTCCTAACTGAGGATCTGAGGATTAACTAAAAGAAAGATTCTCTGGCAATTCTTTCAGCTTCTGCTTCTGGAGTACCCGATCTAATAAGACCTTCCCTCATTTTATTAGCTTCATAAACTCTACCACCTGGCAATCTATCAGCAGTAGATACAACAGTTGCTTGTCCTGCTGCCTCTTTTTTCTGTGCTGGAGTTTGCTTTGATGCCGATGTTGATGCGGTAGATGATTCGTCAGTAGACTTATCGATAAAGTAACGAATATACGACATAGAAACTGTACACTTCAATAATGAAGATGCATCATAACTAACTGGCATTGATGATACTGATATTGGAAATGCTCTTACAAAGGTATAAACAAGAGATCCTCCAGTTGGGCTAAATCCACTACTTAGAGGAAGGATTCCCGTAAGACCTGAGTCTGGTGCAGAATAACTATCTCTTTCAAATTTTGTTATTTTTAAACCTTGTTCAGAAGTATAACTATCGGCATAGTTCATTCTGTAATGATAATTTGCATCCGCCTTATTACCTCCTTCATTTCCTCCAGTGATGTAATCCATCCATGCTTCAAAAAATCTGATAGGAAGATAATTATCAGCATTGACATAAAAAGTCAAATCAATTCTATCATCATAAAATCTACGGTGAACATGCCTCTCAGTAACTCCAGTGTAATCACTGGTAATTTCAAAAGTTGCAAGTGATGATCCAGGAAGACTTGCTTCAGAACAAAGTAAATTTAATGTGTACTGATCTCCAGCTTCACCACTTCCAAGAGACACTCCTTTTGCAGACAAAAAATTAGTGAATTCACTACCAGCAGGAAGACCAACCTCAACATAAAAATTAGATGTTGTAGCAGGTCTAGATATTTTTGATTTAAACTCTGAGATTGGAACTACCTTTGCCATCTATAAATAGTTTTTACCTTATATATTATGTATGGCAGAAAGTATTAAAAGCAAATACAAACCGTCATTTCCAAAGAAATATAAAGGTGATGCTAGCAATATTATATGTCGTAGTAGTTGGGAAAGAAAGTTCTGTCGTTATTGTGATCTGAACGAGAACATTCTTGAGTGGGGTAGTGAAGAGTTTTGGATACCCTATATCTCACCAGTGGACAAAAGAGTTCATAGATACTTCCCCGACTTTATTATCAAAGTAAAAGAAAGCACGGGACAGATTAAAACCTATGTGGTTGAAGTGAAACCCAAGAGACAAACGCAACCACCAAAGCAGAAGTCAAGAGTAACTAAATCATATTTGTATGAGTGCAAAACTTATGCAGTCAACCAAGCAAAGTGGAAAGCAGCAGTTGAGTTCTGTGAAGACAGACGAATTGAATTCAAAGTAATTACAGAAGACGAGTTAGGTATTAAGTAATGCCAAGAAAAACTCTAAAGCAAAGGCAACAAGAACAAAGTCAAAATAGCAATCGTATTGAAAGAATAATTGATGAGTTAAATGAAACTCATGATCAAGAAGATCAAATGCTAATGATCATGGAAGCACTAAATGATACTGTGACTCCAATTCCAGAGGTAGGAAAGTTCTATACCTTTATATACAATGCAAAAACTCCTGGAGTAACCTACGATCAACATCCATTGATTGCTTGCACTGAATTATTTCAATGGGGATTTCGTGGTCTCAACTTTCATTGGAGAAAATACAGACAATATACATGGGAAGAACTTGCAGGTCAATTGTATATTGTTCAACAGGAAGAACTTGATGATTTAATCTCAGTCCAGTATGGAAAGTTCATACTAAATAGATAAAAAAGTAGTGCGTAATGGCATCAGCGACTAGTAAAGTAAGCAAGGTAGAAACTGGAACCAGCTCCCGCAATAAA